TACAACGACCACTGGCGGAAAACTTGCGGCAGCGACGACGATCTCGCCCGCCGGTGTAGAGGTATCGCCACCAAACGTGCCAAACGGCAGTAATCCCGCAGACTTGATCGCGCTGTCGGTGTCGTATGACGCAAGCACGGTTTTTTCCGTGAGCGCGACAGGCGACGTTACTGCAATCGGCACGATCGCGGCATCGGCTTTGTCTGGAAGCCTCGCGATAGGTTGCGGCACAACTGAACTATTTAACGACGATGACGATGTGACGTCTGGTTTTCAAAGTGTTGAATCGGCCATTTTGCAAAACCGCACAAACACAATCGGAAGCCTGATTTATCTCTGGGAAAACTTCCGCTAACCAGTAGGACTTTTTACATGGCTACAAATCCAGCATTTGCCGTAACGCCCCGCATTGGCATGGGCCAAGTGTCGACCGCAAACACGAACCGCGATGGCACGGGAACCATTGCTACAATCCTTACCGGCGCCACGGGGACGCGCGTTAACGAAATCGTGGTAGAGGCTACCGCGACCACAACCTCCGGAATGGTTCGTCTGTTTTTGCATGACGGCACAAACACAAGGCTGTTCGATGAGTTTGTTGTAGTTCCCATTACGCCAAGCGGGTCTATCGCCGCATACCGTGCTTCGAAAACTTACGACAACCTTGTGCTACCAAGTTCGTCCTGGAGCGTTCGGGCGTCCACGCATAACGCGGAAACTTTCAACGTAATCGCGATGGGGGCCGATTTGTGAACAAGGGCATCATCGGAAACTCTAGGCCGGCGCCCATTGGATTCTCCGGTTTGAAGATCGGGAAGTCCGGCGATTGGTACGCGGGTTCTCCTGAGCAGTTGTTTTTCATCGTTAATCCGCAACAAGTGCAAATCTCAAGAGCGGCGAGCAGAGTCGCTTGCTCTATGTACGCAGGAAAATGGATAGCAACTTTTATTTACAGTGAACCTGCGTGGTCTTTTACGGGCGGCGATCGCGTATTGTCTTTGGTGTTCGATGACCTAGAAGGAGTCACTGGCAACTTAGCCCCAAACAATCTTACCGGGCTCACTACGCTGTCGCTGCCGGCGTTAAAGGCTGTGGTAGGCAACTACGCGCCGGGCGCTCTGTCGGCGCTGACAAGCCATCACGTTCCACAGTTGGAATATGTTGGCGGCAACTTTTCTCCATCGGCGTTTGATCTAGTCACCTCTCTGTCATCTCCGGCGTTGAGTTATGTAGGCGGACAGTTTGGCGTTTCTTCCATGCCCTCGCTCACGCAGTTGGAAATGCCGTCATTGAGTTATGTAGGCCAGAACTGTAGTCCAAGCAGTTTAGGCGCGCTTACTACGCTTTCTTTTCCGTCGCTAACGGCTGTGGGCGCAACCTTCAACCCAAGCAGTATGGCGTCGCTAACTACGCTGTCTTGCCCGTTGCTGTCTTACGCTGGAAACGGCATCAACCCAACCGGGCTGACGGCACTTACCACGGTATCGCTGCCTTCATTGCAAGTCGTGCCGCTTGGTAGCGTTACAATGACAACGATGACGGCGTTAACAACTTTGTCTTTGCCAGCGTTGCGATATCTTGGGTTCAACCTTCAAGCCACGGCCTCGCCATCGCTGGCTAACGTCACGCTTCCCACGGGCGGCATACTAAAGACTGTTGGCGGCACTGTGACCATAACAGGCGCCGCACTGACGCTCGCGAGCGTAGACCATATTCTGCAAGTTATGGCGTCCCTAGACGGCACGAACGGAACTACAAGTTATGGCACGGGAAAAACTATCAACCTAAGCGGCGGAACGTCCGCGGCCCCGTCTAACCTTGGTTCAACAACCACGGCGGGATCAAGTTTCGTGTGCGCCGGAACAACTTGCACGGTTAACTGGACGGCGCACGGGTATGCGACCGGCGACGTGCTGCGCGTAAGCGGCATCACGACGGCGACAAATGCAAACCGCTATGCGGTCATCACCGTCGTTAACGCGAATCAGTTTACCTACGCAATCACTTCGCAAACGGCTACCGGGGCTGGCACGGCAACAGTTGTGAAAGCAGCCGCAAGCGCGAAGGCGCTGGTTACTCGCGGCGTAACTCTAACCACCAACTAATATGTATCGGCTAATCTACGATAGCGATAGCAAAACTATTCTCGCGGTTATCGAAAACTGCGAAAACACTTCAACGGGAACACCTTACGATATGGCTGAGGGCGACGCAGCCGCGATAGCCAGGCACATTGCCACGCAGTCTCTCGCGTGGTCGTCGAACGTTCCAGAATCTGCGCGGGCGGCCTTTGACGCCTACGCAGTCCCAGCCAGCGTGTCCGCGAGGCAGATCCGGCTTTGGCTCGTCACCCACGGGATTCCTCTCGCGTCCGTGGACGCGGCGATCGACTCGATTGCCGACGCCACCGCTCGCGAAACAGTGCGAGTGGAGTGGGACTACGCGCCTTATGTCGAGCGATCACACCAGTTCCTCGTGCCTCTCGCGGCGGCTCTTGGGCTTGATGAGGCTTCGATAGATCAAGCGTTCCGCGAGGCGGCAACGATTTAGCCATGCTTTCAGAAGTTACCGCCGCCGTCGCGCGTGAAGTTGCCGCCATGCCGCAAGTGCCAGACGCTGCGGTCGTGGTTCGCCACTACCACGAATGGGACGCAGCCAAACTACAGTCCCTAATGATTGCGGTTACGCCGCGTGGGGCGGATGTCCAGAACACAAGCAGGCAGGCGGTCATCGTGGACTACCGAGTCGGCATCGTCGTGGCGAAGTACGCTGCGACAGAGGCTGACGCCGAGGCTGTATTCGTCATGGCAGAGTCGATCCTCGACGGGCTGCGGCAGAAGTTGACGCTCTCGACGGGGGAGGTCGGGCAGGCTGCGTTTCTGTCTGCGGTAATGGACTTGTCCTCCGACGAGATGCTGAACGAGCAGAACATCTACCGAGCCACCATCGAAGCCACATACAAGGTGCTCAAGGGGCCGTGAGCGTCAGAATCACCACAAAGTGGTTTCTCGACAGGCCGCACGTGATCAAGCAAATCGGCAAGGGCAGGGCCAAAGCCCTAACCAAGGCCGGTGCGCTTGTGTACCGGAGCGTACAGAAGCAGTTCCTGCGAGGCCGTGCGTCGCAGAATGGATCGAACAGGGCGATAGGTACGTTTCGCGGCCTTCCGCTCATCGAGAGGCGCAAGAGAAAGGCCACCAGCGGGCGGATCACCAGTTGGCGAAGCTCAAGGAACTCCGATGGGTTTATGCGTTCGGCAATGGCCTTTGCCTACGATAAGTCTACGGACAGCGTGGTGATTGGCCCAAGGAGGATGCAGAGCGGCTATTCGCCAACCCTCTACAAACTGCACGAGGAAGGAGGCTCGCAGTCGCAGCGAATGTACTTGCGGTATCGAGGGCGGCCAGTACCAAGACAGGTTGCATATGGCCTAAAAAGGACAGGAAACCGCAGTAATCTGGTCTATGTGGGCACATTCATGAATCCGCGACCAACGACAAACAACTTTCGCGCCATCAACGTCATGCGAACCGTCAAAGTTAGGGCCTCAAAGTACCAACAGCAGGGCCTTACGCGGGTCTTAGCAAAAATCGCCCCGCAGTTTCGCAATCAGATCCGCGGGCCGTGACGTTTGCCGTTCGTGCCTCACTCGTGATACACTGCGAGAGCCCTAAGGAGACTGCGACATGCCCGTGACTTACGTGCTCGGAAAAGACTGCACCATCACAGGCGTAACGAACACTGCCGTTCGTTCGGTGACGGCAACCGCCGAAGGCTCGCAAATCGACGCCACTGCTCGCGGGGCGACAGCACGGAAGTACCTTTCCGGCTGGAAAGAGGCCACTGTAGAGATCGAGATGGTCGATAGTCCTCCTGCTGCTGGGGCGACCCTGACTATTGCGGCTGGAGGCCTTTCTGGGTCGTTCGTCGTAACGAGCGTGGCCCAGAATCAACCGCTCGATGACATCGTCACATACAACGTGACTTGCAAGATGAAACAGGCAACAGGAACATAAGGAGCGACCATGGCCGTCGGGCTTGGAAAAGACATCGTTTCTTCGTACACCGGCATCGCGAACGGTGACATTCGTTCCGTGACCATTACGGACGAGTGCGAGCAGATCGACACGACGGCTCGAGGTAGCACTGGTGGCTACAAGGAGTTCGCTGCGTCGTTCACGTCAAAGACCGTAGAGATCGAGTGCCTGCACCACAGCACGTCCGTCGGCGCGACCGCCGGAAGCATGATCGTCACTGCGATCTCGTGCAACGAGCCACTCGATGACGTTCGCACCTACACGATCACGCTCAAGTCGAACTAAGCCGAGACTCAAATGGCAGTCACCCTAGGGAAGGACTGCACCATCACCGGCATTGGGAACAACACGCAAGTCCGTAGCGTGTCGGTTTCCATGTCGGCCAAGGAAGTGGAGTCGCATCCGTTTGGGCAGCGAGGGGTATACTCTCGCTGCATTGGGCACACGACCACGGTCGATATAGAGTTCGTGGATGATCCGAGCGTGTGGTCAACGCTCGCGAATGGCAGCCTAGTGACCATAAGTGCCTCTGGTGCGAGCGGGAGTTTTGTGGTCACAAACATTACGCGAAACGAGCCGCTTGACGATGTCGTTACGGTGAACGTCACGGCCAAAAGCAGTCACTCATCATACTGAGGTATTCATGGCGCGAGAGTTCAAAGACGAGCAGGGCAGGGCGTGGACCGTTCATATTTCGTGCTCGTCGCTCAAGAAGATACAGGCGAGCGCAGGCTTCGATTTTGCCGACATCTCCAACGGCAAGGCCATAGATATGTTCGGCGGCAACTCGACGCACTTGCTGGATGTTGCGTGGCCGCTCGTGAAGGCGGATGCGGAAAAGAGGGGCATCGACCTTGAATCCTTTGGCGACGGCCTGCGCGGTGACGCAGTTGCCGAGGCCATCGCAGTTCTCAAGGAGGAACTGCTAAGTTTTTTCCCGAGCACGCGGCGACTTCTAATGAAAAGGCTACTGGATCGCATGGAAGTGATCGTGAGCCAGCAAGTGGAGAAAGCCGTAAAAGACATCGACAGCGTCCAACTGGATACGGTGAATGGTGGGATGTTGCCTATCAAGCCGCAGGCATCCTTGGAGTCAACCCCGACGATTGGAGTCTCAGGGAACTCGTAGCAGCGCGTGACGCAAAGCAGGAGGCCGAGTGGACGCACACGGCAGCACTGCAAGCCCTCATCGCAAACTGCCACAAGTCCCAGCACGCACAGCCGTTTGACGTCTATCACTTCCATCCCTACCTAAAGCGACCCGCCCGCATCCCGACAGCAGAGGAACTGCAGGCCATATTCGGAGGCGGCAATGTCAAGCGGAGCGATTAGGGGTGGCAGCGTAGCGATTGAGATCGGCGCAGATGCTCGCCGCTTCTTCGCCACACTGAACGCCCTGCAGGCGCGCCTCCGCAATGTAGGGGCCTCGCTCACTGGGATGGGGGCGAGGATGGCTGGCCTAGGGGCTGCCGTTTCCGCCCCGTTTGGGCTCGCGATCAGGCAGACTGCCGCGTTCCAAGACACGATGGCTGCTGTTGGCGCAGTGTCTGGCGCAACCGGCTCTGAGTTTGACGCCCTCAAAAAGAAGGCAATGGATCTCGGTGCGTCAACGAGTTTCACTGCGCAAGAAGTAGCCGAGGGGATGCAAGCCCTGAGCCAGGGCGGCTTCACGGTCAGCGAAACACTTTCCGGCATCGAAGGCACGCTCCTGCTTGCTAGGGCCGGAATGCTCGACCTCGGTGACGCCACGAGCATCGCTGTGGCGATCCTTCGTTCATTCAAGATGCAGACGTCTGACGCAGGCAAGGTCGCAGACATACTTGCGATGGCCGCCAACTCATCCAACGCCTCTGTGCAGAGCCTTGGCGAGGCTCTCTCGACAGTCGGCGGCATCGCGTCTTCTGCTGGCACATCGCTCACGGAAGTGACTGCGGCCATTGGAGTGCTGGCAGATCGCGGCATGGACGGCAGTGAGGCTGGCACTGCACTGCGTCGAATCTTGATCGGCCTTGCGCAGGAGCAAGACAAACTCAAGAAAATGGGCGTGGAGGTCAAAGACCCAAAGACCGGGAAACTCAAGCCGCTCAAGAAGATTCTTGGAGAACTGAAAGTCGCCATGAAGGGCATGGACGACACTGACCGCATCGCCAAGTTGTCAAAGATTTTCGATGTCTTTGGTGCGAATGCAGTTTTGCAACTGATGAATGCCGGGGATGCCCTAGAGAACCTCGACAATAAACTGCAACAGTCGGGCGGCTCGGCTGCAGAAGTAGCCACGAAGATGGATGACACGCTCGGCGGTTCGTGGCGCATGTTCACTTCTGCGGTCGAGGGAGTTGCTCTCGCCATCGGTGAGTCGCTCACGAAGGAGCTTCGGTCGTGGCTGCAGTACCTGACGGAACTGGCGAGCGGCATTGGCGCAGCCATACAGCGCAATCAGGAATGGATCGTGGCGATCGTCAGGGCCGGTGCGGCGATGTCCGCTGCGGGCGTGGCGATAACAGGAATGGGCGTCACTCTCCAGGTAGCGGCATTCGCGCTCGGAGGTTTCACGAAAGCCCTCTCGCTAGTTCTCGCACCGATGGGGCTACTCGTTGGCACCTCGTCGCTTGTCGTGAGATCGTTCGCCAACATGCTCGCTACAGCCGGATCGCTAGGCGGCCTGCTCATCCGTGCCTCGGTTAGTACGGTGCTGTTCTCTGCGTCCGCTGCCGCTATGGCTGTGTCCTATGCTGCATCGCTCGTCGCAATGGTTGGGCAGACCGCAATGGCGGCGACTGCTATCGCTGCTGGCTGGGCTATACGAGCGACAATCGGGCTCGCCGCGTTCGCAGCAGAGGTCAAGGCCAGGATCACCTACTACACGGGCATGCTGTCGTTCATGGTGGCTCGCACGATAGCCCAAGGCGGGATTATGGCGGCCTTTTGGATCAACGAGGCGGCGCGTGCGACCATTGCCTTCACGGCCCAGTTCGTTGTGGGCGCAGCAACGTATGTGGCAAGCATGGCCGCTATGGTTTCGACAACGCTGGCAGGCGCAGCGTCTATGGCTGCCGCTTGGCTTGCTCCAATCGCTCCGATACTTGGCCTTGTTTCGGCCATTGCTGGCATTGGCGTTGCTCTGCAGTACGCATTCTCGCAAGGCGGTTCCGTCGCCTCGTCCATTGGTGCGCTGTTTGGGCCAATGTCGGAAGGGTTCAATGCCGTATTGGCTGACG